TAAGGATGCTGATAAGTTATGGGAGATTTTTACAAAATTTCCATTTTATGTTGAAGCTGACGCAAAGAAATTTGACATTACAGCTAGTTATATAATACGTTGGTTTACATATACGTTGTTATATAATATTGCTGAAGATGGTGGATATAATGAGGAAGCTTTATCGAACTTGAATGGTGTTCTCTCAGATCTTCTAGAACCATATTACGTTTTAGATGGCGAATTATTCTCCAAACCCTCTGTACCATCTGGTCATCTGGGAACAGCTGAGATGAATTGTCTAATCTTACTAATGTTTTATACTATATGTTATTTGCGAGCTATTGATGATGGATTCGATCCTAAAGGTAAGAATATGTTTGATTTTATTTCTCCTGGGTTCTATGGTGATGATCAGAGTGCTTCTGTTCATGAAAGTTTGAAGAATTATGTCAATAACATTACACTGGCTAAAGTTTATTCTGATTACAATATGGAATTAACCGCTAGTGACAAATCTTCTGAGTTAAAACCCTTTGTCGATGTTAGTGACGCCACTTTTCTTAAACGAACTTTCAAATTTTCCAATTTAGCAATGAAGATGGTTGCTCTATTGGATCCCCAAAGCATATTTAAAATGTCCAGTGTTTCAGTATTCAATGAAAATTGTACTGCACTGGAGCATGCTATTTCTATTGCAAATAGTGCTCTGGGTGAATGGTTTCTACATCTAACTATTGGTGGTGACAATCGTTTTGCTTATAATAAATTGCGAAATATTTATATGCAAGCAATCATCGACCACCATGATATTGCAGAAAGAGACGTGCCAATTTTTACATATGATAAATGCTTAGACATTTATGATTTATGTTTTAGTTGAGCACGTTCCGTCCTGAACACGACGCTAAACTGTCTCAACAGCCCCTTTGATATGATTATATGGGCGGTAGATAATCCCGTAATTTGTATCTGCATTGTATTTATTGAAGATTGAATTCTGTGTGAATGCGCAAATTACGTAGAGCCGCGTCCTTGATCTGCGGTTATAAAATTGATATATCTTCTCGGTGGATTGGTTTTTGGTAATTTTCCAACCACCTAAATTTTAATTACCTCTGTTACGTTAGAAGATAAAGAAAAATATATTTTGGAAGAAATTAAAGAATTGAAAGAAGAAATTGATTCTCGTGGTCCCCCTATTACAAATGTTCCTATGCATAAGATGAAATATTTGACGGCTTATGCTACTGATCATAAATTTAGGTGGGATGTCGATCGATGGTTGTACATTAATGATAAGTATGATGAACTCAATGCTTCAGTACTTCCTCGCCCACCTAATGGTTACCTGAATAGTCTTAAATTGGAATATCAATCCAAAGTTGAAACAGGCATTCAATTGACCGGAACGGTAGATAGTTCTGTGGAAGAAAAGAATGATACAATGCTCGAAATTGGCGGTGATACAACTGATATGGTGATGACTGGTAATAATACTATGCGTTTTGTAACATGTCCTAACGATTTAGATGCATTCTTTGCTAGACCTGTATCGTTGGGTAGTTTTACTATAGATCAATCAACACCATTATTTGCAAAGTATGATGTTGCATCTTTATATCTCGGAGATCCAGGAGTTCGAGCCAAGCTGCGCAATTATGCCTATTTGCGATGCACATTTGTATTTCGTATTTCTGTTTCTGGGACTCCGTTTGATTATGGGAGGTTGATGGTTTCTGCCTATCCTTGGGTTACGACTTGTGACGCTGCTACCATTATATTAGATCCTGCTGCTACTTGGACAGATCTTCGTCACCAGTATATGAGTCAATCCAAGAAGTGTGCTATTATTGATTTGAAAGAAAACAAGCCTGTTGATATCGAACTGCCTTGGGTATCTCCTGTTCCCATAGGTAGACTTTATAATCAGAGTTCTAGTGCTTTGCCTAGTGCTACGGACCTGTCAGATTTTGTTAACATGTGGACAGTTTTTGTATCAACTCTAAATACATATCAATCCGTCTCAACTACTGCGAATCATTTACATGCACACATTTATTGTTATATGAAAGATGTTCAACTTGGTGTGCCTACTGGTTCTCAAATGGTACTTGCACTAAATTCCCTTGTTACGAAAACTGATGAGCGTTCCTCTGGCCCTATTGAGCGTGCTAGTAGTAGAGCTTTATATGCTAGTCGATTGTTAGAAACTGTTCCTCATATTGGCATATATGCTAAAGCTAGTTCAATGGTGTTAGCTGGATTGAATAAATTCTCTGCACTTCTTGGCTGGTCTTCACCCGTTTTAATGACTAAACCTTCAAGAGTTAAAAATGAACCTTTTCAAAACGGTGTTATGACTATCCAGGAAGATACAGGTCAGAGGATAGTATTCGATCCAAAGCAAGAACTCTCTGTGTCTACTGAGTATGTTTCTGGATCTGAAGATGAAATGTGTATTCAATCATTATGTGCTATTGAGAGTTTTCTACAAACTGAGATATGGACACATACTGAAACACCGGGTTCTATTATTACTGTTATACCAATTACTCCACAACTCCAGAACCCGCATTCTAATGTCGTACATCCCCAACTTAATGTGGTTCCCACACCAATGAACATGGTTTCCCAAATGTTCAATGTATGGCATGGAGATATAGATATTACACTGGAAGTTGTCTCTTCATCTTTTCATCGGGGCAAATTGTTGATTACATATGAACCAAATGTCTGGCAGTATGCTAATGTGGTAGCTAATATAGGATTTAATAAACAATACACTCAAGTATGGGATATTCAAGAGACGCAACGTTTTTCGTTTTGTGTTAAATGGAATAAGAACCGTGCATGGGCTAATACTGTTTCTAACACACTAGCTTCAACCAACGCTATATTAGGTGCCATTTCGCCTACTAGTACATTAGATGAGAGTACTAATGGGTTTGTTATTATATCTCCATTTACAGCATTGCAGTCTCCAGATTCAAGTGATATTAGTATTAACATTTATGTCTCATCCAAGAATATGGCATTTAATCGCCTAACTACTGCACACATTCCAC